GAATATGATTTGATAGAGTTGAGTCTTGTTGATTCCCCTGCTAATCAGTTCGCAAATATTATGTCAGTTGAAAAAGTTGACGGTGTAGATACAATCACAGGATCATCAGCAAACACAATTGTTGAAAATGTATTCTGGGATTCAGAGTCTGGCATTGTTACAATTTCTGAGAACGAAACAGAAGTAAGCCCAGTATCTGGTGAAGAAATGAAAAACATTGGATTTGTTGAAAAAAATGATTCAGAAAAAACCACAATGATAAAGTTCTTAGTTGATAGTGCAAAAGGCATTAGAACAATTAAGATAGCAAAGGAGGATAATCCTATGACAGAAGAAACAACATCATCTGTTGATGTGCTAGAAGCACCAACAGTAGAAGTAGTTAATGAAGTTGAGGTTGCTCCAGAGGCTCCAGCTGATGCAGTTGCAAAGTCACTAGAGGTTACAGAAGATACTGTAGCTAAAAAGTCAGATGCAGTTGTTGAAGAGGGTAGTGCTCCTTCTATTGAAGAAGTAACAGAGAAGAATGACGAAGCAATCGTTGAGGTTGCATCTGCAACAGCAGAAGTTGCTAAAGCAGTTTCTGAAATACAAAACTCTGTAACTAATGCCTTGAGCGATCTAGCAGCAACAGTAAAGGCTATGCAAGCCAATGTTGATGCAATCACAAAGTCTCTTGAATCCGTAACAAATGAAGTTAAGGAAGTTAAGGGAAACTTTAACGAGTTTGGAAAGACCGTAGATGCCGTAGTTGCAGATACCGCTTTCCGCAAGTCTGGCGATCTCGGCGAGATTGTACAGGAATCACCTAAAGTGATTCAGAAATCCCTATGGGGCGGACGTTTCCTCAAAAATTCCGACCTATTTAACTAAAACAAAATCACTAGGAGGTGAACAATATGTCAGAAACAACAAACACAGATCTTCAGAAGTCTTTTTCTCACCCAACTGGTGACGGCGTTGCCGTATCAGGTGGAATCGGAGGTGCAGCAGCACGAGGACCAGCTGGAGCTCTTTCTCCAACAGATGTAATGGGTAACATTGCAACTGCAAACTTTGGAGATTTTTCTGGACCAAACGCAGTAAACCCATCTGGAACTCCAGGCGGTATTCTACTACCAGAGCAAGCTCGTCGCTTCATTGATTACGTATGGGATGCAACTGTACTAGCTCAAGATGGCCGTAGAGTCACAATGCGTGCAAACACAATGGAACTTGAAAAGGTTAACGTTGGAGAGCGTGTCATCCGTGCAGCAGCACAGGCACAACCTACATTCTCAAATGCAGGTGCAGTATTCTCTAAGGTTGAACTTACAACCAAGAAGATTCGTCTAGACTGGGAAGTTTCAACAGAAGCACTTGAAGATAATATTGAAGGCGGAGCATTGGAAGATCATCTAGTTCGCTTGATGACAAATGCATTTGCTAACGACATTGAAGACCTAGCCATTAACGGCGACGGAGCAACAGGCGATTTCCTTTCAATCATGCAAGGTTTCGTTTCAAAGGTTAAGGCATCTGGTTCAGGTGCAAACGAGTCAATCGTAACCGTTGCAAACAACGCATGGACAACAGATGTAATGCAGAACATTATTCTTGCAATGCCACGTAAGTATCGTGCAATCAAGTCTAACCTAAAGTTCTACGCAGGTACAGATGCATTCCAAGGAATCATCAAGAACAACGGTACACTTGCAGACGCAGTAGCAGAAGCATTTGCTAACCGCCCAGCAGGTACACCTGCAAACCGTCAGGCATACCTTGATGGCGCAGCACAGACATTCGGTGGAGCACGTACAACACGTGTTCTCGGTGTTGATGTTCAGGAAGTTCCTTACTACCCTGCAGGTTATGTAGATCTTACATTCCCTTCAAACCGTGTATGGGGATTCCAGAGAGATATCACTGTAAACCGTACATACCAGCCAAAGAAAGATACAATTGAATACACAGTATTCGTTCGTTTCGGTCTTCAATGGGAAGAGCTTGATGCAGTTGCTTACGCAGATGCAGCAGCAGACTCATAATCATCACTGATTAACTTGACGAGGGAGACAGCGTAACAACTGTCTCCCTCAGTCATATTGTGGTATAATTTAGTAAAATGACTAAAATCATTTAATATCGGAGGAAAAAAATGGACAATTTAAATAAAATAGATAGCGTGCCACCAGTAGAGGCATTAGTTAAAGAGGCACCTGCCGTTCAGCCAGCAGCTGTTGAGCAAAAGGCTCCAGCTCCAGCAGCACCTACTTCATCAGACTCAGTTGTAGTATATGCAACTAAGGATATTATTACAGAATCTGGAGCTTCTGCTTCAAAGGGGTATTCAAGAGTAAGCAAAAAAGATGCAGAACAACTGCTTCAATACAGCAAGGTTCGTGTAGCAAGCACAGAAGAGATTGAAACATACTTTAACAAGTAACTCTTGTTTATTGTTTAATAGGTCAAAGGAGGACACATGTCTGTAGTTGAAGAGTTAAAAAACAAGACCGTCTTTGAGCTAAAGTCTTATGCAAAACAAAACAACATTGATATTTTTGGTGTAAGCAAAAAAGTAGACATACTAGAAATTATCTTAAACTTCATACCTAAGCAAACATCAGAGCCAGTAGTTAAGCAAAAAACTCAAGAAAAGGTTGCACTCTACTCTGAAAGAAATCTTAATTGGGTTGGTGTTGGAGAATTAAAAATTGGATACAATATAGTTACTAAAGAGCAGGCTGAACAATGGATTGCCAACAAGTCTGTTCGTGAGGCTAGCCCAGAAGAATTAAAGGGAGCATACGGTAAATAATGGAAATTTTAAGACTACCACCTTACCCAATTGTTACTACGTGGGATGTCCCATCAGCAACCACAAGCTATGTTATTTCTATTGAAGACTTAATTGATCACTCTATAGATACAGTAACAGTGACATCCAATGCAAGTAAAAAAATAACTTATACAATACCGCAAAGCAAGTTAGAGTATGATAGAAAGTTTTCATTTAGAATTAAAACTACGGCTGGCGTTCTTGTTGTAGATAGCAACTTAGACATTGTTAGACCATACGTAGATCCATCAAAGCTTGGAACTACTGCATCAGAAATTGCAGAATACAAGATGCTTGAGCTCGTTGCAAGATCAATTATTGATTCACACATCGTTGATGGATTTTATAACGAAAAGCATGTTGTTCAAACAGTAGGTCTTGGAACAGACTTTTTTCCAATATGGGAAAATATTAATAAAGTCTTAAAGGTTTATGAAAACAACGAGCTTGTTTATGATGTTAGCGATGCAACAGTGGGAGAATATCAGTATGTCGTTACACTAGACAACTCTTCTGTTCAAAGAGTTGAGATTGATCAATATAATAGATTTGAATCAAGACCAGTTAGACTTCCTATATCTCCTGGAAACCTAGCATTTTATGGTTATGCTGGAGCAGACTTTCCAGAAGGATTTGACTATGTGCTTGTTTTAGATATAGGCTATAAAGCAGTACCAGCAGACATTGAGTATGCAACAAAGGTATTAATTGATGACCTTAAGTGTGGAAAGCTTGACTACTACAAGCGATATGTAACATCATACAACACAGATCAGTTTAAGATTCAGTTTGATAAGATGAGCTTTAACGGTACTGGAAATATGATAGTTGATAAAATTCTAGAAAAATATAAAAAGAGTATTACAAAGATTGGCATCATTTAATGCTATGCGAATCAACAGACTTTATATACCCATTACTTGCAGACGTTTACTATCCAGTTGTTGAGCAAGGTGCTTACGGAAACGTAAAAAAGCAATGGATTCTTGATAGATCTGTAGCGTGTAATTTTGGTCCATTTGGATTGTCTGGTAAAGAAGAAGTTAAGCCCAATGTTAACATTACCAAAGAAAATATTTTAGTTGGAAGAGTAAGATCAGACTTAAGGTTTGGCAAGGGCAACTCAAGAAATGCAGTAACAAATGTGCTTGTTACAAATATAAGAACAACCCAAGAAGATTCTATTTATATAGAAACATCTGGACCAAGAGATGGAAAGTCTACGATTTATGAAATTGCTACTACTGAGGCTATCGTTGGTCCATTCGGCACAGTTGAGTATCACAAGGTAGTTCTAAGACGATCAGAGAATCAGGCAAGTGATTTATAATGAGAGTCATAATGAATGATAAGATGTTTAAGAAAGAAATGAAAAACATAATTGACTACTCTATTGGCTTTTTAGAGGGCGCACAAGTAGGAAAAACACAATTTTTAAATAACATGGGTAAACTAACAACTGAACTATTAGAAGCATATATAGACTCAAATGCCAGGGTAAATCCAAAAGCACTACACCATATATACGAATGGTATAAAGTGGGAAGTCCTGATGCACGTCTATACAACATAAACTACACTATAAGCAACCTTGGCCTTTCGTTTGTGTCAACCATGAAGCAATCAACATCAGTTAAAGATGGCTCATCAGTACCTTTTTATAACAAGGCTAAAATAATGGAAGAAGGAACTCCAGTAACCATTAAACCAAAGAAGGCAAGCGTCTTGGTTTTTGAAGATGGCGGAGATACAATCTTCACTAAAGGCAAGGTTGTCGTAGCAAATCCTGGTGGAAATCAGGTTGAAGGATCTTTTGAAAAGATAGTTGATTCATTTTTTAATAGATACTTTACACAAGCATTTTTAAAAACAAGCGGTGTGCAAGCATACCTGTCCAACCCAGTAGTCTACTCAAGAAATTTAAAAGCAGGAAAATCATCTGGAAGATCAAAGGGCATGCAGGTAGGATATAGATGGATAGCGAATGCGGGGATTAAGTAATGGCAAATGATTCACCATTAAATACTCCAGTACTTTGGATTAACAAATACCTTGAAGATCAGATACCCCTTTTAACTAATATTGAAGTACCATTTTTTCCATCAACACCATCTACTCTAGATAATCTTACAGAGACTTTTCCCGACGGAGGAGTAATGGCCACATGGGACAGATTGATTAAAATGAATCGTAAGGGTTTCCCACACATTAAGTGTGAGCAGCTTCTTTATTATTTCTATGCAACGGCAGATAATACAGTAGAGAATATGGTAAAAATTCAAGAGTCTGTTCTTAGGTTGATGGACCGATTTGATGAAACCGCAGAAGAAATTAATGCCTGGTGCTCTAACAGGGTTATAAATATAGGAACAGCCAACAATCCAGACTACATAGAAAATCAATTTTACTTTCATAATTTTAAGGTATACCAGCTTGAAGAAACTAGAGACATTAT